GCACCTCCTGTAGCATAATGACTTATGGATTGTTCACAAATAACACCTGTTAGCGCCTTTGTTAGTAGTAATCTTAACAACAAGATTACCTCTTTTAGTCGCTTGGCCGATCGCATTACTCGTGCGTTAGGTGCGCCCATGGTCAATGTAGAAATACATCATGATCAATTGTATGAAAATATCGGCATCGCTTGTGAATTTTTTACAAAGTATGCCGGCTACACGGAAGAGTATTTGGTATTCGATTCTAATTTGTATGACCCGAAAAGAGGTATTAAATTAGATGATCTGTTTTCGATAACTACTGAATTCAATCGGGTCAATAAACCTTCTAGTACGGTTTATGTAGCTACTTCTAGCATTCCGGCTAGTTATTTTGCCAGCAGCGTAGCTTTGTCCGCCACTTATTCGAGTGGTATCTATTTCAATCAGATTCTTTCCAATACCGATTATCTGAGCGTTGTTGCGGTTAACAGTGCCTTAGTATCTGCCTTTGCAGCTTCTGGACCGGATCCCAACAAATATGTCAATTGCTTCGATTACGATGCTATGGACTATCGCAAAGTGATATCGGTAACGGATTTCGAAGAAGGTTCAACCACGGGCGTAAACACTTTGTTTACTATTGAACAGACCTTGGCTCAACAGACCTACTTTAGTTACGCGATGGGTAATTACGGGTTTGATTTGATTAGTTGGTATGTTTTGAAGGACTGGTTGAAAAACCGGGAAAAGATGTTGGCTCAACGACGTTCCTATACCTTCAATGATCGGACTCAGTATTTGACTATGAACCCTTCTCCCGGGGTAGGAAGCACTCCCGTTCGCTTCTTTGGTGTCATTTCTTGCTACGTAGAAAAGCCGTTGAAGGATATCATTAAAGAACAATGGGTCTATCAATATGCACTGGCCTTGTCAAAAATTTCTGTGGGCAACGTGCGTGGCAAATATACCGGTACCACTTTATTCGGTGGTGGCACGATTAACATTGATTTGTTGGCTCAAGGATTAGCCGAGAAAGAAAAATTAGAAGACAAGCTGCTCAATGGCGCTTCTCCGGGATTTGGAGACGCTGAGCCGCCGATGTTCTTTGTGGGTTAATTATGATTCCTCTAAACGGCAAAGGCAAATACCTTCAAGGTATCTTTCGCCCGCAGAATCCAAAGAAATATGTGGGCAAGGAACAACCGGTTTATCGTTCAGGTTGGGAATTGAAATTCTTTCGCTGGGCGGATAATAACCCCAATGTTCTTGAATGGGCTTCTGAAGCCGTTATCATTCCGTATCGTAGCCCGATTGACAACCGCATTCACAGTTACCACACGGATGGTGTAGTAGCTATTAGGGAATCTAACAACGTGATTAGCAAGTATGTTATTGAGATTAAACCTTCTAAACAAACGGTAGCTCCGGTAGCCACGAAACGCAAAAAGCAAAAAACCTTGGTTTTTGAAAATGTCACCTATGCGGTGAATGTTTCTAAATGGAACGCGGCAAAAGAGTGGTGCTCACAAAGAGGGTTTAAGTTTTTGATTCTTACAGAAAAAGAATTGGGCATCGGGTGATTTACGCTTTCCCGATTCTATAATTTCTATATGAGTAAAATTTCATTAGACGAAGTTGAATCCACCCTCCTACGCCAAAAAATCGAACCCGCTAAAGTCTCGGCCATCATTCATGATCTTAAACAAGTCATCGAAGAGGTAGCTAACGATAAAGACAATACACCCAAAGAAAAATGGGAACATATTGTTATTCTAAACGACCCCAATGGCGAATTCAAAGGCAAAGAATTAACCGCTTGGGTAGTGCAGCAGCCGGAGAATGCTGATGCTGGCATGATTATCGGAAAAATCCAGGATGCCGCAAAGAACCAGAATGAAGGGGCCACTAAAAAGAAACATCTTCTCACAACGCTCAAAGATATGATGGGCTATGTTAAACCTCGTTTCCTCAAAGAAAAGAAAGTCCGAATTAAAACTAAGGAACCCGTTCGGGTCTTGATTTCCTGACCCGGAACTTCTCTTAATTTAAGAACTGCTAAGCGCTACCGAAAGGTAGCGCTTTTTTATTTTTACATAAAAAAACCACATATTTGAATAAATATTTTCAATATGTCATTAAGACTTGTTACCGAGACGCCCCTCCAAGAGCAATTTGAGTACATTACTGAGGAAAAGAATAGTAAAGAACCCAGTACGCTCTATATCCGTGGGCCTTACATGGCAGCGGAAAGCATCAACAAAAACAAGCGCATCTACAGCATTAATGAAATGAGTCGTGAGGTAGACCGTTATGTGACTGAAATGGTGAAGACTAATCGCGCTATGGGGGAATTGAATCACCCGGCTTCTGCGGAAGTTAATCCGGAACGCGCCTGTCACTTGGTAACTGAGATGTACCGGGAAGGGAACGTTTTCTACGGTAAGTCTAAAGTACTATCTACCCCAGCCGGTATGATCGTTCGTTCACTTATAAACGACGGTGTTAAAATTGGTATGAGTTCCCGCGCTTTGGGTAAACTCATCGAAGAAGGTAGCGGCATTAACCGTGTCACTGATATGCGGTTAGTAGCGGTGGATTGTGTAGCTGACCCGTCTTTCACTAAAGCTTTCGTTAATGGTATCCTAGAAAGTAAACAATTCGTTTGTAATGCGGACGGTTCTTTCGAGGAAATTTATGACACCTTTGAAGCTAGCCTCAAAAAGCTTCCGCGCAAAGATATTGAAACTTATCTAAAAGAGCAATTCTTGCAATTTTTTAAATCCATTAACCATAAGTAATTACGTCATAGCGCACCATGCAAAAATCTAATATCACAACTGAAGGAATTAAAGGAGCTGCTAAAGGAGCTCTAGTTGGTGGATTGATTGGTGGTGCAGAAGGTTCTTTAGCAGGAGGCATCGGAGCTATTCCCGGAGCTGCTATTGGAGCCGTAGACGGGGCCATTACCGGTGCTACCGTCGGAGACGAAGAACATACTCTCAAAAAGAAAAAAATGAAATTTAAAGCTAAAGCCAAAAAGAAGATGGTAAAGGAAAATTCTAACCTGTTGAACTTTATCAAGGCAATTGCTGAAAAAAATTACAGCGTCGCCAATAAATATTTATCACAGGAAATTGAGGCTAAGCTAAAAGCTAGAATTTCTGCAAATATATGAGCAAAGATATAACAGCACTTTTAAAAGAAGCAACAAAGGATATGCTCTCTGAGCAAACTTTGAACGAACTCAAATCCGCCTTTGATGCTGCGGTTGATAGTGCCGTTCAGATCCATGTTGAAAAAGCCCTTCATGAGCAAGATGAGGACTACAGTGGTAAACTAGAAAAGCTTTTAGCAGCTATCGATGCTGACCACACCGCTAAACTAGAGCGCGTTGTCGAAGCTATCGACGTCAGCCACACAGACAAGCTCAAGAAAATCGTTACCGGTTACGAAGCTTCCATTGCTAACGATGCTGGTATCTTCAAAGAAAGCTTGGTCAACAACCTCGACAAGTATTTGGACCTTTATTTGGAAGAAAAAATTCCTACTAAGATGGTTCAAGAAGCGGTTGAAAACGCTCGCGCCAATAAACTTTTATCTGAAATCCGCACCCTTCTTGGTGTAGATATGGCTATGGCTTCTGAAAGCATCCGCGAAGCGGTGCTAGACGGCCGTACGATTATCGAAGATTACAAGAAAACCGTGGAATCTTTAGAGAAACAAGTGCAGACCTTGACGGAATCTAATCGCGTAATTAACGCCAATTTGATTCTGGAAAAGAATGCCTCTTCATTACCTGATAACAAAAAGGCATACATGAAGAAAATGATGCAAGGCAAAGATGCCGATTACATCACTGAAAATTTTAACTATGTCCTAGACCTCTTCGACAAAAAAGAAGAAGACCGTCTGGATATGTTAAAGGAGCAAGCAGTCAGTCAGACTGAAGCTATCCAAGTGGATCGTCCCGTTGTGGAGTCTACTGAAGCCCCCGATGCCAAACCGCAGACGGGCCTGGCCAAAACCTATTTGTCAGAGCTGAGTAAGTTCTGATCAGATTTAAATGAGGTTCCAACCTGACCATAACCTGATTCTAAGCAATTAGAAAGCAAATAAAGTCGAAGAAATAATTAAGGAGTAAAAGAAAAATGAATACAATTCGTCCATCTAGTGCATACATCAATGAGAGCCGCGCGAAAGTGTTGCTTGAGAAATGGGGTCCAGTATTGGATTACAGCTCAAACAATGTTCGTGCGATCGAAGACGATCACACTCGCCTAAACACCGCTATCCTCTTGGAAAACCAAGAGCAGTGGTGCTTTGAAGCAACTAACACAGCCGGCGGCACCGCCCCCGGTTATGGTAATGCTGGTTCAGGTGTGTTCGGTGGTGAAACAACGGGTAACGGTTCCTATGGTAACCAGTTCCCGTCCCAGAACGACAACGCATACGCCCCCGGCGATGCTCGTCTTCCTAAGATCCTCATCCCGATGATTCGCCGTACATTCCCTGAGCTTATCACTAACGAAATCGTTGGTGTGCAGCCTATGAGTGGTCCAGTCGGATTGGCTTTTGCTCTCCGTTACAAGTATGAGTCTACGTACCTAGGTCAAAATGCTGGTGGTAACACCAACATCGATGGTTCTGTTTCGGCAGCAACCAACAACCTAACGTATTCTCCCTCAGCGAACCCTGAATTAGGTTATCAGTTCCTGGACACTCGTTTCACTGGTACATCCAGTGCACAGTTGTCTGGTAACAGCACTTACTTCAACTTCACCGCGCAAGACACGGGTGTTGCAAAGATCCTCGGCCAGTTCGAGTTGACAGGCAATATTCCGCAAATCGTGGTAAGTTTCGAAAAGACTGCCGTAGAAGCTGGTACACGTCGTTTAGCGGCTCGTTGGTCAGTCGAGTTGGAACAAGATCTGAAGAACATGAACGGTATTGATATCGACACTGAACTCACAAATGCGATGAGCTATGAGTTACAGGCCGAAATCGACCGTGAAATGATTATCCGCATGATCCAAACCGCTCTCAATGCAGGTCAAGGCTATGGCTTCTCAGTCTGGTCTCCTGCGTCGGCTGATGGTCGTTGGCTGGTTGAACGCAACCGCGACTTCTATCAGAGATTGATCGTTGAGGCAAACCGTATTGCAGTCCGTAACCGCCGTGGTTCCGCAAACTTCATCGTAGCAACACCTCGTGTGTGCGCTATCTTGGAAATGTTGCCGGAATTCCAATGGGTACCGGTGCAGGGCAATGTCAATACGCAACCTGTCGGAGTGGCGAAAGTCGGTTCTCTTGGTGGCAGATTCAACGTTTATCGTGACACTCGTACTGAAGCGCAGTTCG